AACATGATTTTGTCGCCAGCAGCCCGAACCAGCCTGAACTGGCGGCAACTGGCCATGATCGGCCGAGACTGGAAACGATCATCCCTGACCATGCCGGGTCACTAGCTGGGCTTGTGGGGGACATGGCTAAAAAGGTGTTGCAGATTGATTTGATGCCTTGGCAAATACATGCTTTGGAGGGAATGCTGGCGGTTGACGCTGATCAGAAGTTTGTGCATCGCTCAAGCCTTGTTTCGGTTGCCCGTCAGAACGGTAAGACCACAATTATTCAGGCGTTGATCTTGTTTTGGCTTGTGGAGATGCCAAAGATTCGAGGCGGTAAGCAAACCGTTGTTTCGGGCGCGCATCGTTTGGATTTGGCTTGTTTGTTGTTTGATGATTTGGCACCAATTCTTGAGGAGTATTACGGCGCAAAGATCGTCAAGTCGTACGGTCGTTATCAGGCCACCATGCCAGACGGCAGCAAGTGGTGGGTCAAAGCATTAAAACCAAATCAAGGTCACGGTATGAGCATTGACTTGGTAATTGTTGACGAGTTGTTTGACGTGAACCCTGACTCGGTTGAAGGCGGTCTGTTGCCGGCACAGCGCGCTCGCAAAAATCCTTTGGCGTGTTTCTTTAGTACTGCCGGCACCGAGGAATCTGTGTTGTTTCAGCGTTGGCGTGAGGCGGGCATTCGAGCAATTGACAAAGGCGAACCGTCAACGATGTACATGGCCGAATGGTCGCCCGACCCAAGCCTTGACCCGCTGCATCCTGCGTCATGGGCGTGGGGTAATCCTGCGCTCGGTCACACCTTGGACATGGAAACGATTAGGCAAGAGTCGACTAACCCTGATCGCGCCTCATTTCTTCGAGCATCCCTCAACCTTTGGGTGAGTGTTGTCAGGGGTTGGATTGAGCCTGGGCGTTGGCCGTCGTTGGAATACACAGGTGACATTCCTAGCGGTGGCGTCGTAGCGATCGAATCTTCGCTGGACGACTCCCGATACAGCGCGACTAGATGCGTCAACCTGTCAGACGGTCGGGTGCTTGTCACCGTGGCATTTATAGCCGAGTCAATCACAGAGCTGTGGGACAACGTGCAAGAACTAGCCAAAGACCTCACGATCAGGTTTGCGTTGTCGCCGACCGTGGACGCTACCTGCCCGCCAAACATTGAGCGCCGCCGAGTCGTTGTTGGTTATGCAGAACTTGGACGGTTTACACCGCTAGCCAAAAATATGATTGCGGAAGCACGATTGCTACACACGGGAGAAAAACTGCTCGCCGAACATGTCCAGCGCGCTGTTGCTGTTCGCACCGACAACACAATTGTGTTATCCAGCAAGCGATCACCTGGCCCAATTGAGTTAGCGCGCACAATGGTCTGGGGTATTGGCATGTGTGCGCGTCCAGTCAACAGCGGAAAACCCATGCTTGTTGCGGTAAATAACTAAGATAAACGCGGCGACCGCACGCTCTAACCTTTTGTCGGAATCGGATTAGTCACGTGCGGTTGCCACCTATATGGCAGAGTGGTAACTATGGCGATCTTCAACAAAACCAAAAAAGCAGCAATAAGCCCAGCGCCAAGCGTGGCAGCTGCGGTTGCTGGCGGTTACACAAGTAACGCTGCCGGCGTAAGCATGATCGGCCAGTATTACAGTTACCAAGAAGGCGAAGCACGCAACCGCGCAATTAGCGTTCCAACAATTAACCGTGCACGTGATCTCATGGCATCAGTCATTGGTTCAATGCCATTGCGTATGTACAACGAAATGTGGAACGGCGACGAAATGGAAAAGGTTTACATTGCGCCACGTTCATGGTTGCGCCGACCAGACCCAACCGTGCCTTACCAGTTCATCATGTCTTGGACACTTGACGATTTAATGATGTTTGGTCGCGCATTCTGGTACATCACATCACGCACCGCTGACGGTTACGCTGCGTCCTACACCCGTTTGCCTGCCGGCTCAATCACCACTACCGACATGGTCGGCCCTGTGTGGTTTGCACCATCCAAAGAAGTGTATTTCAACGGCGGAATGTTAGACACAGCAAACCTTGTGCAATTCTTGTCGCCCGCACAAGGCATGATTTACTCGGCACCAGGCGCAATTGAAACCGCGCTAAAACTTGAAGCAGCACGCAATCGCAACGCATCGTCAAGCATTCCTGCTGGCGTTTTAAAACAAACTGGTGGTGAACCGCTTAGCGCGCAAGAACTTGCTGATTTGGCTAGCGCGTTTAACGCCGCTCGAGCAACAAACCAAACTGCAGCGCTCAACGAGTATTTGACATACACGGAAACAAACAGCACGCCAGACAAGATGCTCTTAATTGAAGCATCGCAATATCAGGCGCTTGAAATGTCACGCCTAGCAAATGTTCCCCCATATTTGGTGGGCGTGGCAACTGGCGCATACTCGTATCAGTCAAGCCAACAGGCGCGTGCCGATCTTTATTTGTTTGGCGTGAAGTTGTATGCAGATGCAATTGCAAGCGCATTGTCAATGGACAACGTGTTACCGCGCGGAACTTATGTTGAGTTTGATGCTGACGAATACCTAGAAGAAAACTTTATGGCCGACCGCGCAGACGATGAAGTAATTGTTAGAGAAAACACACAAGAGGAGTTAGCAAGATGATCAAACTAATCGCAGGAGAGTTCACGCTTGACGCTGCCAAAGGCGACGCACCACGTCGTACCATCAGCGGAGTAGCCGTCCCTTACAACGTGCCGGCAGTAGTTAGCGATGGCACAGCTGTGATCTTCCGTCCAGGCTCATTGCCAGTCGAAGGCAAAGCCCCACGCCTGTTCATGTACCACGACGCAAGCATGCCGGTAGGCGTTGTCATCGAGCGCGCAGAAACCGAAGAAGGCATGATGTTTAGCGCCAAAATCAGCGCAACCAGCCTCGGCAACGACGCTCTCGTTATGGCCATGGACGGCACCATTGACCAAGTATCCGTGGGCGTAAACCCAACCAAGTTCTCGTACGACGAAGAAGGAACAATGGTCATTGAATCAGCCGACTGGATGGAATTGTCCCTAGTTCCGATCGGCGCTTTTGGCGATGCAGCAAACATCACCAAAGTCGCAGCGAGTATCCACCAAGAGCCCGAAGAAGTAGTGTTAAATGAAGAAGTAACCCCAGTAGAGGAGAAACAAGAAATGTCCGAAGTAAACGAAACCGCAGTCGAGGCAACCATCCCTACTGCACCAGTATTTGCACAAGCAAAGCGCAAGTTTGATCTGCCAACCGCAGGTGAATACCTTGCAGCAATGCACATCGGCGGAGAAACATTCCGCAACGTTGCAGCAGCCGCACGCGACTACGCATTGTCAAAGCAAAGCGCATTGCAAGCAGCTGCCGGCACAGGTGGCGACGTCAACACCGAAAACACACCTGGTCTTTTGCCAGTACCAGTTCTTGGGCCAGTATTTGAGGACTTAAACTACATCCGTCCAGTAGTCGCAGCAGTAGGCGCTCGCGCAATGCCAGACGGTGGAAACCAAAAAACATTTATTCGTCCAACATGGACAACGCACACTTCGGTTGCATCACAGGCAAGTGAACTTGCTGCAGTATCGGCAACTAGTCCCCAGATTGCCTCGAATGTGGTCAGCAAAACGACCCTCGCGGGCCAAGTGACCCTCTCCGTACAGGACGTGGACTTCACGAGCCCCGCATCAATGGAAATTATCTTGCGTGACCTTGCAGGACAATACCTGTTGCAAAGCGACAACGTGGCAGCCGATGCGATCACCGCAGGTGCATCAGCATCAGGTTCAACTTGGACTTACAACAACACCGACCCATCAACGTTGTTCGCAGCGCTCTACGATGCAGCAACCGACATCCTGACCGCAAGCAACTTCTTGCCTGACCACATTTTCGTGTCACCAAACGTCTGGAAGTTGCTTGGCCAGCAAATGGACGCAGACAACCGTTCCGTATTTCCATACGCTGGCGCTGCCGGTCTTATGGGCGTTAACGCTGCAGGAACTGCAAACATCACACAGCTCAACACGTTCAACCCATTCGGTCTGAACCTTGTTGCCGATCGCAACTTTGCAGACAACACAATGGTCGTTGCAAAAGCATCAGCAATTGAGTTCTACGAGCAGGTACGTGGCTTGATGTCAGTAGAAGCACCATCCACACTCGGACGCGTGTTCTCTTACTACGGATACGTTGCAACCTTTATTGCAGACAGCGATCTCGTCAAGTCCATCACCGTCAGCCCTTGATTCGAAAGGTAGGCCCTAGTAATGGCCACCTATTCGGTCACTAACAAGTACCTAATTGACAACTACGCCGTACTGCAACTCCTGACCCCCAGCGAGATTGCAGTCGGCCAGTCAATTACGGTCGCAGGCGTTGACGCCACATTTAACGGCACCTACACGGTGCGCGCTTTGCCACAGTATTTGTATATTGGCGTTGACAGCCAGGGCGACCTGCTGTACGACTATCAATTGCCGATCGCTGATCAAGTGCTTTACGCCAAAACCGCTGACGATGTCGAGCGTGTCGCCGCGTCTGGGACCGTGTCCTATGCGCCAGTTTGCACATGGGTAACAGCCTCGGATGTTATGACATACCTTGGCATCACCATTGCTAACCCGTCGGACGATTACACGTTGCTCACGCAATCCGTGTCGGCAGGCAACCAGTTTTGCTATCGCAGGCGTCAGGAGAGCTCGTATATTGACTCGCTAAGCGCCTCGCCAAGCGGCGATGTCACTTTGGGCACGATTATGTATTGCGCCGCTCTGTGGCGCTCTAGAGGGTCAATAGAGGCAACGTACGCCACGTTTGACGGCATGGGTTCGGCACCACAGCAAAGCCTGACCCCGATCGTCAAGCAGCTGCTTGGCATCCCACGTCCAGCGGTTGCCTAATGGCTTACACCGACCTGTTTAACGAAGCGATTGATGATGTCACCGCGACGCTGACCGCGGTATCTGGTCTGCGCGTGGTAAATGACCCAACCAAACTTGTGCCGAATTGCGTGTATTTGGATGCACCTAATTTTACTACTGCGTTTGGTAACGGCAACATTGTGCGCCTCGAGTTCCCTGTCAAAGTCATTGGCTCGGGGCCAGCAGGCTTACCGGTGCTGCGATCAATTTTGAGCATTGTGGCAAGCGTGCTTGGGTCAAAAATTATTGTAATGGCTGGCCGTCCGTCAAGCCTTGAGATCGGTGGCGCGTTGTATCCCTGCTATGACCTTGATTGCGCTATCCAAGCCCAGACCGCATAATCCACTACAAGCATTACAAAATCATCTACTATCAAGAAAGCACCTAAGGAGTAAACATCATGGCGACAAGCACTTATCTTTCGAA